TAAATAGAAGTATTTGTTCACGGTGTTTAGGGAATGCTTTAATTATTTTCTTTATATCTTTGTGGTGTGTTGTTTTTGCGTAAGCGCCTCTAATTTCAGATTCATCCAGGGCTTTTTTATTGGCTTTAAAGGTTTTCTGGTGTTCTGCGTTATTATTTGCTGGTTCGTTCATAGGTGGCCCGTTAATATATTTTGTTTATGTTCTGAATAGATAGTATATTATTAGAACAAATTCCGCTTCTAATTCAAGTATTTCAGGTTTTTATATGTCAGATTTTTTTTGTGAAGAGTTATCAGCATTAAAAGCGCAGGCTAGAAAGTACAGGGCCGCTATTACCTGGCTTTTAGATCCTAAAAATATGGCTGCAGAATACACTTTAGATACTGGCCAGGATCGCCAGCAAGTAAAGCGCCAGGATGTAAATGAACTTCAGTTATCTTATAACGGCTTGTTATCACAAATAGCTTCATTAGAGGCCCTTTGTAACGGCGGTTCTACTCAAATGGTGCCTTTATGCTAGAACGCCCTATAGGAATATTAAAATCAGTTTTCGGGGGTTCTGATGTGCCTGGTGAAGATAATTCAATTTTAGCAGAAGCTGCAGATCATTTAGGGGCTGAAGGCCCTGGTTCTGGTGCTATGCGTTTCGATATGGATGATTTACCTGATATTCAGGCTTTAGCTGGTGATGCTTTTGATACTAATGATTATTGGGCTAACTGGTCGGGTGATAAATTCTTAGGTGGTTATGGTGATACACCTATTTTACACGTGGATTATGTAACTTTGCGTAATCGCTCTATAGAATTATTCACTAATAACCTTTACGCCCGCGGCATTATCCGCCGTTATTTAGCTAATATTATTAATACAGGAATAGAGTTAGAAGCCCAGCCTGATAATAGTATTGTAGGCATGAGTGAAGAAGCTGCTGATGATTGGGCTGAACAGGTAGAAAACCTTTTTTCTATTTGGGGTAATAATCAAAAGTTAGCGGATTATCACGGGCTTTATACTTATTCAGAACTTCAGGCAATAGCTAAACAGGCTGCTTTAATTATTGGTGATGTTTTGGTTCTTCAGCATATTGATGAAGAAACGCTATTACCTAAAATTCAGATCATACCAGGTAATAAAATAAATACTTCAAGTGAAGAAGGTGATGAAGTTCCTACGGGCCATGTGGTAACGCATGGCGTGGAAGTTAACCAAAAGGGTGAACATACAGCTTTTTTTGTAGATCAGGCTGATGGTACTTCTAAGCGTATTCCAGCTATAGGAAAAAATACAGGGCGGCGCGTTGCGTGGTTGGTTTATGGTACTGATCATTTAATAGATGAAGTTCGTGGTCAGCCAATGCTTTCAATCGTTCTACAGTCATTAAAAGAAATTGACCGTTATAGAGATAGCGCCCAGCGTAAGGCGTTAGTTAATTCTTTTGTGGCTATGTTTGTTAAGCGTGATCAGCCTGGTATTTCTACTAATCCAATTTCTAACATGGCTGTTCAGAATGTAAAAAAATCTGCAGAAACGGTTTCAGGCCCTGTAAAAATTAAGCAATCTAAGTTAGCGCCTGGTATGGCTTTAGAGCGTTTAGGCGTGGGTGAAACGCCTGTTATGTTAGGTGGTGATGGTACTGATCAGGCTTTTTCTGATTTTGAACGCTGTATAATGAGTGCTATAGCCTGGGCTTTAGAAACGCCGCCTGAAATTCTAATGATGACTTTCAATAAAAACTATTCAGCAAGCCAGGCGGCTATAAATGAATATAGATTGATTATCAATAAAGAGCGTTTAAAATTTGGTTTTGATTTTTGCCAGCCTACCTACCAGGAATTTTTAATATCACAAGTTTTAGCGGGTAAAATTAAAGCTGAAGGCTTTTTAGATGCTTGGCGTGATCCTATGAAGTGGGATATTTTCGGCGCGTGGGTTCGTGCTGATTGGTTTGGTACTATAAAACCTTCTGCAGATATGCTTAAAACGGTTAAAGCTTACCAGGCGTTAATAGATGGGTTTTTTATTACTTACGCCCAGGCTACACGTGAATTAACTGGTAAAAAATGGCGTATAGTGATTAAAAGTTTAAAGCGTGAAAAAATTATTATTGCTGAAACGGTTAAAGAAATATCTGCTATAAATCCTGAATTAGCGGGTGATGTTTTGCCAGGTGCTACCGCGGGTAATGGCCGTTTATTAAAGTTAGTAGCCCAGGCTTCTGAAGATTTTCGTGATGAGCTATTAGCCCAGGTAGAAGATAGTTTAGAACAGGCTAATTAGTTGCTATTGACTTTGTTAAATTAAGGTTTATTCTTTTAAAAAATTAAAGGTTTTTAATATGTGGTTCATTCATCAAAGCTGTATAGATTCTGTAATTAAAGCTGATGGTTATTTAACCCAGGTAGAACCTGAAAAGGTTAAGGCGGCTATAGAGGCGCGTACTTTATTGCAGCAAGATAACGGCCCTGAAATTTATAATGTAGTGGGTACTACTGCTGAAATAACTGTTTCTGGTGTTTTAACTAAAACTTATTCTTATTTTTACGGGATTTTTGGCGGTGGTTCTACTTCTTATCATGATATTGCGGCTTCTATTGCGTTAGCTGATGCTGATGAAAATGTAGAAAAGATAGAACTTCATATTTCTAGCGGTGGTGGTCGTATTGATGGTTTAACTATTGCTACGAACGCTATACGCGATTCAGCTAAACCAATTGTTTCTATTGTAGATGGTATGGCCGCTAGTGCTGCTTATGCTATTGCGGCTTCAGCGGATGAAATATTAACTACAAATGAAACTGATTTAACGGGTTCTATTGGTGTTGTTCAGGGGTTTTATATTGATCCTGAACTAAAAGAGGTTACCAATAGATTAAGCTTTAATAAGCGCCCTGATGTTACTACTGAAGAAGGTTTAAGTGCTGTTCAGGATGAATTAGATCCTATTTATGATTTATTCGCTGTAATTATTTCTGAAGGGCGTTCTAAGGCTACAGGCCGTGATATTACTACTGATATAGTGGCTTCTGATTTTGGTAATGGTGCAGTTTTTATAGCTGAAGCTGCTAAAAAGCGGGGTATGATTGACGGCTTTATTGATAATTCTGGTGAAGTGGTTAATAATCAATCCTCTAATGGTAAAACTACTGGCTCTAAAGCGGTAAATACAAAAAACGAAAAGGTTCCTGATATGAGTTTATTAACACTGGCACAATTGAAAGCAGAACATCCTAATTTAGTAGCGGCTATTGTTGCTGAAGAAACAGATCGCTGTTTAGCGCATTTAAAGGGCGGCATTGCTGCAGGTATGGTTACCCAGGCTTTAGCGGCTGTTGAAAGTGGTGCTGCTTTAACGCAGTCTGCTATGATGGATTACACTTTAGGCGCACAAAATAAGGCTGCAGGCGTTCAGCGTTCTGAAGAAAATCCTGAAGGTGGTGAAGTTGCTGGTGCGGCTGCTGCTGAAGAAGCTGCTGCTGAAAAAGCTGCTGCTGAAAAAGCTGCTGCAGGTAAATCAGATTCTGTAGAAGATATAGATGATGAAGTAGCTTTAGCTTTGCTAGGTGAAGAAGGCTAATATTAGTTAAATTAGGCGGCGTAAGCTAAATTCAATAAGGTTAAGAAGGTTTCAAAAATGAGTAATATTAAAACTACTGATATAGATCAAACGCCGCTTTCACGTGAAGGGGCTAAATTTCGTGATGGTGTGTTAACTATTACGGTTCCTGGTGCTGAAGCGGTAACGGTAAAACGTGGTACGCTTTTAGCGGTAGATAGCGTTTCTAAAAAATTCGTTCCTTATGTTCAGGGCGGCGCAACTAATGAAGATGGTATTGTTAAGGCAGTAATGACTTCAGATTGCACGTTAGAAGCTACTGGTGATATTGGTGTTCGCCCACAAATTTCAGGTGATTTAACTGCAAAGCTTTTGGTTATTGATGCTGATGGTGATGGTTCTAACATTGGTGTAGAAGAAGTAGATGGGTTACGTGATTACAGTATTATAGCTGTAGATGTAACAAGTTTGGCGCAATACGATAACCCTAACAATCCTTAATTGTTAGGTTTCGTGTTTTCGTTTTTTCGGGTTTAAATTAATTGTTAAAAGAAGGTAAATAAAAATGAGTGGAAAAAGTACCCTAAAAATGCTTGCAGCGTTATTCGTAATTGCTCCCGCGCCCATGTTCTTATCAATGTTTTTTAAGACTACATCGCGCAGCTTTCACAATAGCGAAAAAGTAGAAATTGATATTCAGCGTTCTGGTGAAAGCCTGGCCCTGGTTCTTAAAGATGCCTGTACTGGTTATAATATTAACGATGCAGATATTTTTACAAATAAAGAGTTTAAGCCGCCTGTTTTGGCTGAACAAATGGATTTTGAAGCGTGTACATTAACTGATCGTGATCCTGGTGAAGAAGTTAATGAAGATCGTGCTTTTCGCATTAAGGCCCTAACCCGTATTTTTAACGGTATGGTTTTATTACTTCCTAAGTTCCGCCGTACAATTGAGCTACAGGCCGCTTCTATTTTGCAAACGGGTATCTGTTCTTTACCTGGTGAAGATGGAACTATTCAATATGAATTAGATTATCAGCCTAAAGCTACGCATTTTCCTACGTTGGCTACTGCGTGGACTGATCCGCTTGCTGATAAAATGGGTGATGTTCTGGCCCAGGCTAAAACTAACCGTAAAGATGGTAAAAAGCGTTCTGATGTTCTTCTTTTTGGATCTAACGCCTGGAATCTTTGGGTTAATGATGAAAAAGTTCAGAAGATTTTAGATAACCGCCGTTATGAAATGGGTTCTTTTAAGCCTGAATCACGTGGTGAAGATGCTACTTTTATGGGTTATATCTGGTTAGAAGGCTATCAATTTGAAATGTGGACTTATGACGCATATTATGAAGATCCAGCTAATAACAATGAACTTACTGATTACCTAAAACCTAATTCAGTAGTAGTTATGAGTTCTAAGGCACGTTTAGAGGCTACTTTCGGCGCTGTTGGCCGCTTCATTCCTTCAGATAGCCGCGCTGTTAGCTTTGTTCCGCGTGTTGTTCGTTCTGGTGCTTCGCGTATTGGCTTGTTCCTTAATGCTTGGTTTAGCCCTAATGGTGAGACTTTCAGCGCAGGCTTCAAGGGCCGCCCGTTGTTAATCCCTACTGAAATTGATTCTTTTAGTTGTATGACTGTAGCTTAATAGCTGCTTAAACCGTGAAAAAAGGGCTATTAGCCCTTTTTTTACATTAATTAAAATAGTAAAAAAACGGGTAATTATTATGTCCACACAAAAAAAAGTTGAAGCAGGTGAAAAGGTTCTTTCTGAAGCCCAGGCTAAATTAACGGCTGCAGAATTGGCGCTTAAAGAAGCTAATGAAGCTAAAGATGCTGCTACTGATGAAACTAAAGAAACTGCAGTAGCGGCGGCGGTAGATGCTGAAAAAGCTGTAGAATCTGCTAAAGAAGCGGTAGGTACTGCTGATGAAGCACTTAAAGCCCTGGTAACTGCTAAGTCTGATAAAGACGCTAAAGCGGCTGATAAAAAATCAGGTAAAGCGGCTGAAGATAAAGAGGCGGCGCGTTCTCCTTATCGAGTTGCTAAAGGTAAATCTTTAGGTATGGGCGCTAAAGGCCATTTATTAGGCGGTGAAGATGTAACTGCTGAAATGTTTACTACTGGTAAAGATCGTTTAGATGAATTGGTTAAAATCGGTGTGGTAGTTGATACCCGTAAATCTAAATAACTGGTTTTAAAAATGTCGTTAAGAAAGCAGGCCGCTTTAGATCATCAAAATATCACTGAAAATAAGTGTGAATTTGGGTGGTCTGTTTTTTTAATTGATCCAGAAAAAAGAAAAGAAGAATTAGTAGGGCTAACAAATGATATTAGCCTAATAATTGATCCTGAAACGGGTGAAGCTGTAAGTGGTAGCTTAATAACTTTTCACTGTTCGCAGTTTACAATATTTGAAGCTGGTTTTAAAAAGCTTCCTTATGGTGTTAGTGATACAAATAAAAAGCCGTGGTTAGTTGAATTTGAAGAT